GACGGCCTGGAAACGTCAGTAATTCTGAGTTTATTCACCGACCGCCGCGCTAATGCGGATGATGTTATTCCGGACGGATCGAATGATCGTCGCGGCTGGTGGGCGGACCAGTTCGCTGATATCAACAATGATCAGTTCGGCTCACGGCTGTGGTTGTTGAGCCGCGAGAAACAATTAACAGTAGTTCTGATCCGCGCTAAACAATACGCCGACGAAGCCCTGAAGTGGATGGTTGATGATGGTGTGGCTGAGTCGGTCGAAGTCGTGGCCAGCAATCCCCGCATGGGTATTTTAGGTTTGCTGGTAGCGATTACCCGGCCCGGTCAGTCGGTTAAGCAATTTAGATTTGAATCGTTTTGGAGCGCATAGAAAATGGCATTTAGCAGACCGACATTATCCGATTTAATTGTCCGCGCATTTGCGGACATCCAATCACGTCTGCCGGGTACGGATGCAACGTTGCGGCGCTCGAATCTTAATGTGTTGTCGAGGGTTCATTCGGCAGCCGTTCACGGTTTGTATGGGTTCATTTCCTGGCTGGCTACGCAAATAATCTATGATACAGCTGAAGCGGAATATCTGGAGCGTTGGGCGGGGATCTGGAAGGTCTACCGTATCCCAGCGAGCTTTGCCACCGGTTCCGTTACGTTAACCGGAACCAATGGTGTAACCATTCCGGCGCTGACCGAGCTGCAACGCGCGGATGGTGTTTTATATACCGTCGATGCCGATGTGGTTATTGCGGCCGGAACTGCTGTTGTGGCTGTCACTGCGGTTGAGACCGGACAGGTGGGCAATGCCGTCGCCGGGTATGCATTAATGCTGACTACGCCTATTGGAGGGGTAACCGCCACGGCTACGGCCGGAGTATTGTCAGGCGGTTCTGATGCCGAACTGGATGACTCATTAAGAGCGCGATTTATTGCCCGTATCCAGCAATCGCCACATGGCGGAGCGAAACATGATTATGAGGCGTGGGCGCTGGAAGTGGCAGGTGTTACCCGTGCGTGGGTTTATCCGCAGGAGTTAGGTCCGGGGTCGGTAACTGTCAGGTTTGTACGCGATAACGACGCCAGTCCGATTCCTGATGCTGGTGAGGTGGTTACCGTTCAGTCCTATATTGATAACCTGAGACCTGTAACCGCATCGGTAACGGTTGCTGCTCCGATCGCTGCTCCATTAAATTACTCTATTGCTGTAGTCCCTAATACCGCAGCCGTGAAAGCGGCGGTGACGGCTGAACTGGCCGATCTGATTAGTCGCGAGTCAATACCCGGCGGAACGCTGCTGTTATCGCACCAACGCGCGGCCATCAGCGCGGCCGCTGGCGAAACTAATTACACCATGACTGCACCGGTTGCCGATGTGATGAATGCAACCGGTTATATGACTACGCTGGGGGTAATCACATGGCTATGACAGCTGGTGATTACCAGAGCCAGTTACAGGCACTATTGCCGCGCGGCTTAGCTTGGGCTAAATCGCAATCCAGTACCCTGGCGTTGTTATTGTTGGCCTGGGCGGATGAATTCGCGCGCATCGATCTGCGTTGCGAGGATCTGATCAACGAAGCCGATCCGCGTACGACAACTGAAATGCTGCCGGAGTGGGAGCGTGTTGCGGGCCTGCCTGATCCCTGCGTCACTATCGATCAGACTATTGAGCAGCGCCGGTCTGCATTGGTGTCTAAGTTAACTATGACCGGCGGACAAAGCCGCGCGTATTTTATCGGTATTGCCGACTCAATGGGTTATCCAGGTACGACAATTGACGAATTCGCGCTTATGACCTGCAACAGCGATTGTAATGCGGCGCTGAATAGTGAGGCGGATTTGTTTGCGTGGCAGTTGAATCTTCCGGCATCAACTGGCGGGGTTTTTTATATGGACTGCAACAGCGATTGCAACAGCGCTCTGCAAAGCTGGGGCGATGAGGCGCTGGAATGCCGTATCAATAAATTTAAACCCGCTCATACGAGCGTGTTATTCGCGTATTTATAAGGGGACATCGTGCATAGAATAGATACTACCACTAAGTTTACCGATCTGTTTGGAGCGGGTAAACACGGCTTCCGGGATGGTAATAAAGCGCTAGTGATTGCCGCTACGGCATTTAATGCGGCGTGGGCCAACTCGGTTCAGGAAGAGTTGGCTAATACAATCGAGGGATATGGCGGCGTACTGGATGCTGCTAATAATGCGCAATTCTTTGGAGTTATAAAAGCGGCTAAGCAGCTAAATTTTGTTGCGATTACGTCGAGCGGTAATTTCACAACTCCAGCTAATATCACTTCGGCTACGGTATTTGAATTTACACTGGTTGGCGGCGGTGCCGGAGGCGGTGGCGCAAATGGTACATGCGTCGCTGGAGGCGGCGGGACAGGTGCTGCGGTACGGTTTTTAATTTCAGGTCTTTCGCCAAATACAGCATATGCCGTATTAATCGGGGCTTTTGGACTGGGAGGAACCGCTGTTCCTACCAATGGTAGTGACGGTGGCACTACCCAGATTACAATAAATGGTACCGTGTATTCCTGCACGGGCGGCATTGGTGGTGTCGGTACTACGGTTAATTCACAGGCTGTTTGCTCCGCTCAAGGTACTGTTTCTGCGTCGATCTTGGCATTGCCTCATGAAATCATATATCAGCAACCCAGTGCTGCTGCGTCGGTTATATCGTCAGTTCCTGTGATTACGGGCTCTAATGGCGGTAGCTTGCCATTTGGTATAGCTGGGTTGGGAACTAGCCTGATTGCCGCAGAAACGGACGGAGTTGGATTTGGGGTTGGCGGTGGTGGAGCTGGCGTAATTACAACCAGTAAGGCCGGTAAAAAAGGTGCTCCTGGTTTGTTAGAAGTAAGGTGGGTTGCGTAATGAGAGTTGCTATTATTGAAGACGGTATTGTTGTAAATATCGTTATGGCTGAAGAATTATTAGCAAATTATGTAGAGACTGATCATGCTAATATCGGTGATAACTATGATGGTGTGGTGTTCTCGACTCCAGCTATGTATCCTGTGGTTACTGTTTCTGAATTGTTTGCTAAAAATCAACTCGACAAAACGGCAGAAATTAAAGAGGCAGTTGGAATAGCTGTTATATCGGGCATTACTCATGAGGCGCTTGGTCAGCCTCATTTCTATCCTACTACTCGTGATGACCAGCATAATCTGAATGGACTGGTTACTGAATCGTTATTACCTGATAGCGGTGACGAATATAAATTCTGGTGCGCGGATGTAGAAGGCGTTTGGGCTAGACGTATTCATACTAAACTACAGATCTGGTCTGTAGGAAAGGCGGTGTTAGGCCATGTTAAAACCCAGCAGGAAAAGTATGAGCAAAAGCTGACTGAGATTGCGGGTTCCGATCCTAGTTCAATTGGGTTAATTGTTTGGTGACGGCGACTTATTTCTTTTACTGATAATTACTTACATAATGCGATATTTGGTTTCTTGGCAAATATCGCATTTTTTACGGCCTAAATATCGCGCTCGGCGTCAGGACGCACTGAATGTTCTGTGTTTCGATGCAGTTAGGTCGGGGCGGTGGTTTGTCGATCATAGCGGTGAACCTTGTGATGTACGCGGTTTAACCTCGGTCGTTCTGCCTGTTATTAAGGACGAGCCGGTCAGGCGCTTTTGCAGCGAGGCGATCCCTTGACTCAGTGGGTTTCCCTAATGCACACAAATTCGACTTTTTATGTCTTTATGATCTGAGTATTTTCTTGGGTGGTGTTAAAGTTTCGATCCCAGTTTGGTAGCATTTCTACGCCTTTGATAAGGGCGTTAATTGATAGCCGTTATTAACGGAAACCGCCGTATTTTTTGAGAAATATTAACGCCAAAAATCGCGCAAAACTTCGCCAAAAAATCGCGCGGCGTTACAGCTTGGCTGAATTTTAGGCATAAAAAAAAAATCGGTGTTGAACCGACCCTCGTTCCTCAATTTGTGGAGCGCTCACGAACCAATGACCCGCTGACCTTTTCTTTTGCTGTTGCAGTGGCGTTTACTCTCAGACTAATGAGGCTTTCGTGCGGCGATATATTCAACCAGCCCACTGTTACCGATTCTCGGGCTTCCTGCATCACCAGACGCGACAGCTTCCGCTTCCTTTGATGGCATTTCCAATGCCCGCTTACTTTTAAGTTGTCGATTTAATTA